TCTAATTCACCAAGTCAATTCAGAGTCGTAGATGATGCTGGAGTTGATATGGAAACAGGTAAAATGGTATGACGGAATACTTATGGGTTGAAAAATACAGACCTCAGACAATAGAGGACACAATACTACCTGTAGCCTTAAAGGATACATTCAGACAGATACTAAAGAGTAAAGAATTACCTAATTTGTTATTCACTGGTACTGCAGGGGTAGGTAAAACAACAGTCGCTAAGGCGATATGTAATGAATTAGATTTGGATTATTTATTAATCAATGGGTCTGAAGAAGGTAACATTGATACCCTCAGACATAAAATCAAACAATTTGCATCGACAGTAAGTTTACAGGGTGGATACAAGGTGGTGATTTTAGATGAGGCAGATTATCTAAACCCCCAGTCCACCCAACCTGCGCTTAGAGGGTTCATAGAAGAGTTTAGTAACAATTGTAGGTTCATAATGACCTGTAATTTTAAGAATAGAATCATCGAGCCACTTCATTCTAGGTGTTCAGTTGTTGAATTTAATGTTAAAAAGAACGACCTAGCTGAACTGTGTGTATCGTTTATGGCCCGTGTAACCCATATCCTTAACTCAGAACAGTGCGGGTACGACGAGCCTGTTATCGCAGAATTGATAATGAAGCACATGCCAGACTGGAGACGTGTTCTCAACGAATTACAAAGGTATTCTTTATCTGGTACAATCGATTCAGGAATTTTGGTTAGTATCCAAGAAGTATCGCTTAACAATTTAATGAAAGCCTTAAAGGACAAGAACTTTAAACAAATGAGACAATGGGTAACTGATAATATTGATGTTGAACCTGCTGCTTTATTTAGAAAAATATACGATAACATGTACGAATATGTGGAACCACAAAGCATTCCACAACTAGTGCTCATATTGGCTGACTATCAATACAAGAATAGTTTTGTTGCCGACCATGAGCTTAATGTAGTTGCGTGTTGTACCGAAATCATGGCAGGAGTAAATTTTAAATGAAAAAGTTTATGAACCTACCATGGGACGACCAAATTATAGAAAAGGAACTTATTGATTATCGCTGGGAAATAGTAACAGTTCACTTTGAAAAAGAAACAAAGAGATATAGAGCTATTAAATTAGATGATAACAATACAATCATAGCCGAAAGTACACACGATACCGAAGCAGCTGCAAAGGCATATATAAAAAGACAATGAGCCCATTCGACTATTTAAATGATATAACCTATGCTAAAAAAGGCATAATGGTAGACGATATCGCAGAAAAAGAATATAATGCATTTATCATTAATCGTGGCTTATCAATGTACCCAGACACTATTCTCTATGCGAACGAGATGAATATCCACCATACAGCAGACCATCGTCTTCAGCACGATTTTTTTATAAATATAATTAGGAAGAAGAAAAGGTGGTCGAAGTGGATTAAATCTACTGAGGTTGCCAATATTGAATTAATTAAAGAATATTATGGATATAGCAATGAAAAGGCTAAATCTGTTTTATCATTATTCGGCACGGAACAAATAGCCGATTTGAAGCAAAGGATTTACAAAGGTGGAAAACGAAAATAAAGAAATCAAAAACTGGCAACCAACTGACATGTTGGAATGCTCACTCAACGAACCAGACGACTTTTTAAAGATAAGGGAAACCCTTACCAGAATTGGAGTAGCGTCTAGGAAAGACCAAAAACTATATCAGTCTTGTCATATATTACATAAGCAAGGCAGATACTTTATAGTACATTTTAAAGAACTATTTTTATTAGATGGAAAACCAAGTAACTTGGTGGACAATGATTTAGAGAGAAGGAATACAATCGCAACATTACTTGCTGATTGGGGTTTAATTGGAATATTAAACTCAGCCCAAGCGAAACCCTTGGCGCCTTTAAGACAAATCAAAGTGATTCCGTTTAAGGAAAAGAGCCAATGGGAGTTGTGTCCGAAATATAATATCGGAAACACAAATAATAAGGACTTAAGTAAAGCTGATTAGTTAAATTTAACTAGTTTTATAACTTTATTAATCCTACCGCACTTCATGAATTTGTGAAATGCTTTAAAATAATTATTTAAAACTTTCATACTATTATTTATACAGCTTAGGCAACTAATTTGTATAAATACAATCGGATATGCCCATAAGGGGTATCTAAATTAACCTTGCTAAACATATAGGAGGAACCAAAAATGGTAGTAAGAAATAACTTGAACGTGCCGCGTTCATTATTCGTCGGATTTGACACTCTGTTTGAAGACCTGGAAAGGATTCATTCAAGTGCTAGGTCTAATAATAATAATTATCCACCCCACAATGTGGTCAAGATAGACGAGGAAAAATTCCTTATCGAATTGGCTGTGGCTGGATTCACCGAGAGCAATATTAATATCGACCTTAAGGACGGTATTCTTAAAGTGAAAGGTGAAGTGGAGACCGATGAGCGTGAATACGCATATAAAGGCATTTCTAGCCGCAAGTTCGAGAAGAGCTTCCGACTCTCAGAATTTGTAGTTATAGACGGTGCTGATTTGAAGGATGGAATACTAGTGGTTTACGCCAGAGTAGAACTTCCGGAAGAGAAGCGTCCTAGGAAGATCGAATTAGGGTCTGCTGGGGAATCAAAGAAGAAAGAATACCTGAAAGGGTAAACTAGTGAGCAGCGAAACTCAGTAGATATAAATTAATATTTACTGGAGAACAACATGAAACATATAGCCCATTTTATGGACAAATATGAAGACGTTGCCGAGGCCTTAAGAACAACTTTTATAGTATTAGGAGTTACTGGATTAATCTTAGGATTAGCCCCATTAATAATGCTAATGCAATGGAATAGTTTTTAAAGTCTCATTGACATAATCATGCGGGGGTAAGCAATTACCCCCAACCTTTTTAAAGGAACCTATTTACATCATACTGAAAGTATGGTATAATATACATTATGAAATTTTATACTAATATCAGCCGATATGGCAATTCCCTCCTCTACCGAGGCTACGAAAATGGGAAAAAAATCTCCAAGAGAATTAAATTCAAACCGACACTATTTGTCAGCACCCCAAAGGGCGACTGGAAATCTATTGATGGAGTGCGATGTGCTCCCCTAGAGTTCGAAGGCATGAGAGAATCAAAAACTTGGATTGAAGAAAACAAACACACAGCAGGTCGCAAAATCTTCGGCAATGACCGACACATACCTGCATTTATTAACTCAGAATTCCCTGGTGAAATCAAATACAATCGTAATCAAATAAATGTTACGACTATTGATATTGAGGTCCAATCAGACGAAGGATTCCCCCACCCAGATTCAGCAAGTTATCCAGTAACTGCTATCTGTATGAAAAACAATATTGATAATGTTTATTATGTTTGGGGCTGTGGCGATTACGATGTATCACAATCTCTAATGAGAACCAATCGCGTCGTATACAGGAAGTGTGAATCAGAATTGGAACTATTTGAAATGTTCCTAGCACATTGGTCAACCCCAGCCAATTACCCAGATGTAATTACTGGTTGGAATGTTCGCTTCTTTGATATACCTTATATTATAAACAGGTCTATGAAAATACTAGGCCAAGACCTTACCAAGAAATTCAGTCCATGGAATATGATTGAACCAGGCACAGTCCGTAGAATCAATAGGACAGAAGCAGTGTATGATATTAAAGGTATCAATACAGCTGACTACTTAGAACTATTCCAAAAATATACTTATTCGGCTCAAGAATCTTATCGTCTTGACCATATCGCTAATGTAATACTTGGTGATAAAAAACTATCTTATGAAGAACATGGTTCTTTGTTTGACCTATACAAAAACGATTACCAAAAATTCATTGATTATAATATTAAAGATGTAGAATTGGTTGACCGACTAGAAGAAAAGATGGGCTTAATCACGCTGATGATGACCATGGCTTATAAAGGCGGTGTAAACTATATGGATACATTTGGCGTAACAGCGATATGGGAAACAATTATATATCGCCACTTATACGAGCAAAAGATAACCATACCATTCTATGAGGAGAAAATCAAATCAGATTACCCTGGCGGCTATGTAAAAGACCCAATGGTAGGAATGCATGATAATGTAGTATCCTTCGACCTTAATTCACTATATCCTTCCTTGATTATGCAATACAATATGTCGACCGAAACAATCGCTGAAGGTATGATTGCACAAATTGATATTGATAAAATTCTAAATGGCCAAAGCTTTGATAACAAAGGTTATTCTGTAGGGGCAAATGGTCAATGCTTTAATACAAAAACAAAAGGCGTAATGCCTAAACTTGTGGACAGTATGTATGCTGACCGTGTAACTATTAAAAAAGATATGATTGCCGCGCAAAAAGAACTACAGGTAATTGACAAAACAGACAAACAAAAACTATGGAATATCGAACGAAGAATTAGTGTTGCCGAAAACGAACAGATGGCAATTAAAATTCTATTAAACAGTTTATATGGTGCTTTAGGCAATAGGTATTTCCGTTTCTTCGACCAAAGAATTGCTGAGGCAATTACCTTATCTGGTCAATTAACTATTCGCTGGGCCGAAGTCGCTATCAATAAATACTTAAACTCTATATTAAAAACAAAGAATAAAGATTATGTTATTGCGATTGATACTGACAGCTTATATGTTACCCTTGATGATTTAATCAAAGCAGTTAATCCAGAGGACCCAATTAATTTTATGGATAAAGTATCTCAGGACAAACTAGAACCTGTGCTGGAAAAAGCATATAATGAATTATATGGCTTAATGGGTGGTATT